TTGGTTGCGGTGAACTTGTCGATGATGGTCGCCGAGGCATTCGTCGGGACAATGTACTGCGTGGTCTGAGTGTTCTCGACCAGTTTGGCAGGTACCAGATTTCGTGCTGTGACGGTCATGTCAGTTCCTTAAACGATAGCCCACGACGAGCCGGACGGTACAGTGACCGTAACGCCAGAGGCCACCGTGATGCGACCTGCCGACATGGCGTTGTTGCCCGAAGTGATCGAATAGTTGGCCGAGATGGTGGCACTATTCTCCCACAACCCTTGGGATGTGATGTTGCTGCCGCCACCCGCAGCCGCTGCCCACTTGACACCCGTTGCCGCAGTTGAGTCGGCAGTCAACACATAGGTGTCAGTGCCCACACCCAACCGCACGTTGTCTGTGCCGTTGTTGACGATCAAGTCGCCTTTGGTGGTCGTGGGGGCCAGCGCATCGAACGCTGCCGTTTGAGTAGTTTGCCCAGTGCCGCCGTTGGCGATTGCCACCACGCCAGTCACGTTGGCAGCGGTGCCCGTCGTGTTCTGGTTGAGCGTGGGCACATCCGCAGCCACGATGGCGCGGAACGTGGGAACGCCAGCCAACCCATCGGGCGCGGCCAAGAAAAAGTTGGCGCTCTTGCTGGCGTATGGGTTCTGGGTGTCACCGTAACCGCTGGCAAGGCTGATTGCAGGTGTCGTGCCACCACTCGACACCACGGGCGACGTGCCCGTGACGCTGGTGACCGTACCGTCACCAGTACCCGCGCCGATGGCGGTACGAAATGCCGAGGCCGTCAAGGCCGAGATCGTGTTGTCTGCGTTGAACCGGGGGAACGTGATCGCACTCGGGTTGGTGAGCGTGAACATGTTGCTGCCGATGGTGGTAGCGCCCAGCGACGTGCGGCCGGTGGAGGCCACAAGGTTGGTCGAGCCACCGTCCCATTGCAGCCGTTCGCTGTACGCAGTGTCCCAGTTGGTCTGCGAGGCAGTCGTCGGAATCGAATACCCAGACTGAAGTGAGACAGCCAACGTGCCCGAAGTTGTAATCGGTGAACCGCTGACAGTCAGCCCCGTAGGCACGGTCATGGCAACCGAGGTGACGGTGCCCAACGGATTCGCTGACCACTGGAATGCAGAGCCAGACCACTCCAAGAAAGTGTTGGAAACCGTGGGTGCGGCGATGAAAGCCGTGGTGCCCGAGCCGGTGTTGTAGACGATGCGATTTGCCGCGCCGCCTGCGACGTTGGTGGTCGTGGTGGCAGACCCGACAGCCAACGTGGACTGCGCAGCGTTTTCCCACCGTTGCTGCGCCGAGTCGTAGACGATCACATCGCCGTTTGTCAGCGTTGTGAACTCGACGTTGCCGTCCGTGCCGCCAAGCACCGAGCCATACGTCGGACGGACAAACAAGATACCGTTGCTGCTGCCGACATGGACAACCGCAGCCATGACAGCGATCGCGTTGGGAGTCGTCGGTTTAGTCTTGGTCAGGCCACCTGTCACCGACGGGTTGTAGTAGAGCACTTGACCCTGAACCCAGCTTTCAGCCCCGCCAGTAGTGTCAATCTGTTTGACCTCACCAAAATTTACAACGGTGATCCAGTCGTTCGTGATCCCCGTGTCCATTGCCACACCAAGGATGTAGTTCGACTGATCGGCTAACAGACCGGTAGCTGGCGCAGCGGTTAGACCGCCGCTTGCACCCAGCGTCCCGGTGAACATCATCACTTGACCTTTTGTGGTCGAAGCGGTCAGTTTGACCCGGTAGTACAACTCCTCGCCGACATGCTGAACCACTGAGCCGTTCATCTGGAACGCCAGCGTTTGGTACATGTCTGCGTTGTTGTAGTACAGCTTGCCTGTGGCATCCGTGACAGTAGCTGCGGTGTCGAACTGCACAAAATCAGGGCTTGAGATGCCGCCGGTAACACCCGTCATTGACGTGATGTCGCTGTTGGCACCCTTGAGGGCAAACGGTGCACCTGCTTCCGTGGTGGCACCGGTACCACCGTTAGCCACACCGAGTGTGCCACCCAAAGAGATCGTGCCGCTGGTTGTGATCGGACCACCGCTGGTGGTTAGACCAGTCGTGCCGCCCGATACATCAACTGAGGTTACCGTGCCCGTGCCACCACCACCGCCACCTCCACCAGAGTCTGGCTGGGGCGGTGGACCGACTTGCAGATCATCGAGGGATGTCTGGTTGCCGCCGCTACCGGCAAGGTTGAACAGGTTCAGAAAAAACCTGTACCACTCACGCGATACCATCCCCGTGCGTGGATCAATGATCTCGACACGGTTGGACGGTATGTTGGTGATATTTGGTTCGTTAGGCATTGGTCGGCGACACGATCAGTTCGGCGTCCATGATAGCGAGTTTGACTGGATCGGTACCGGAAATCTCATACACCCGGTCGCGCAGCTTGAGCGTCATGCCCAGTCGTCGCCAGATCACCCGACGGTAGTATTCACCGATCTTGCCCACCGAGGTCCAGTGTTCGTTGGACCATGTGTGACCCCCATCATCTGACCAGCGCAGCATCATTTGCGGATCGCTACCCTGACCCGTGTTGATACCCATACCCGCCTCACAGTCGATTTGCAAACTGTGCTGCGCAGTTCGTTTCAAGTTGTTTGTGTTCGGGGGTAACGCTCTCCACGAGCGCAGCCACTTTTGAATCTGGCCGTTGTCCGAATACTCGTTCAGGTCGAACGCATAGATGTTGCCGTTTTCAAAGTCACCGACGACGATCTGGTCATCGTAGACAGCTTGACAGTTGGACCGATGGCGAACGAAGTTTCCGTTTTCCCAGCCAGCCCGTTCGTGCCAAGATTGCGTTGCCACGTCGTAGACCCAAGTGGTTTGCGCACTGGGGAAAATCAGCACGTAGAAGGCGTGACCATCTTGCTGGTACGTGTAGCCAATCGCATCCGACAAGTTGCCGTATTCTTGGATTTGCCACTCAACAGCATGGGTGGAGATGCGCTGACCGGTGTACCCGTTGGCACGGTACACAATGCCTCGACCCCGGGCGTCAGACCCCAGCCAGAAGATGCCGTTATCCAGCTTGGCAACCGAGTAAGGGGCTGCACAGCCGATCTCGTTGAACGCACCTTGGATACGTTGCAGCGGGAAGTCGGGCAGTCCAGCGTTGTACCAAACCTCGATGGAGTTGGTACCGAAAAGCCATGCCTCGCGGTGGTCTACGATGATCGACACCAGACCGTCCGGGTTGCCCTCGGCGGTTGCAAAGTCAAGCGGATCAACCGACAGACCATCGAGCAACGATGTCACCCACACTCGACCACTGTTTGGTTCGTTGAAGACAAAGTAACCGTCCAGAAAACCCACCGTCACAGCGCCGGGGAAGTCCGGGTCAGTGATTTGGGCAAACACTTCGGTGGTGGCGTTGTAGATGAACCCATCTGGGTTGCAAGCAATAAAAATCTGGGTGCCGTTGTCCGACATGGACACGGGGCCGCTGCCAGTGACAGTACCCAAGGGTTTGACGCGCCAGCGGGTCGTATTACCGATGACGTTGAGTCGGTAGAAAGTGTCGCCGGAGACTGCGTACAGATACTCTTTAAGCACCCACAACCCACGGATTGGTCCGTTGCCAGCAGCAACCAGTCGTTTCAAGCCCGGGCAACGCGACAAAAATGCTGCGGTTTTACCACCTTCAGGCACGAGTTCTGGGTACATGTTGACCATGCGGTTATCCGCAGCGTTGACGCTGCGGGCCACATAGCTGCTACCAAGAATCGGGGTCTTCATTAGAAGTTTCCTGCGTAGATGTTGAACCGCTGCTTGTTCGCCACGATGCCATAAGGCAGGCTCATGATGTCGTTCGGATTGTTGATGCGCTTGAGGTTGCGCTTGCTCGTCATGGCAATACGCTGAACCTGTGGCGAAGGCTCAACACCGAACTCGGGCGCGATTTCCATCGCCAAGTTATACGTGAAAGCCCGCATGTAACCCGGTGGAAAATGAAGTTCTGTGGTCAGTGCAGCGGGTTTTGTCAGTTCCTCAACCGAGATGAAATGCCACTCCAAAACCTGTGTAGGTTTGGGGTAGATGAACATCTCAACGTCAGGATATGTCTCGTTGACGAAGATGACCTGCGGGAAGGTAGACGTTGCGGTTTTTACCGCAATCCCGTTGTACTGATCTTGGTTGATGAACTTGATGCCGTACGACACGCCGCTGGGGGCCTTGTAGTAGGTTGCATCGTCCAGCAGTACAGGGCGGTTGCCCACAAAGTCACCAGTGGGGCCAAGGGTGCGGCGAATCTCACCTGCGGGCCAACTGAAAACTTGGTCTTGAGTGGCAAAGACAGACAACCGCTCGGTGTTCCACGAGTCGATCATCTGGTTCATTGCCAGAAGGGCGTCTTGACTGGTCGCCGCTGACGGAGTTTCACCCTCGGCAAGCACCCCAATTAGGCGCAATGCCCGGTTAATTTGATCGCCAGCGGTCGTTGCCATGTCAGTTTCCTTCGGATTCGTCGCTTGCCGAAGTCAGGAAAGAAGGGACTTCGTTGGGCTGTTCGATGGGTTGTTCGGTCACTTTGCGGGACAGCTTGTTGCGAACAGGCTTGTCTGCTTTTGGTGCCACCTCGACGGGCGTATCAGGATTGTAGCGTGTCCAGCCCTCTTTTTCATCCTGTTCGATTTCCAGTTCGTTGATGGCAACCTTGGCACCGTGAATGGGGTGTACGAGTACGACGTTCATTGAAATCTCCATGTGAAAACGGGGCCGAAGCCCCGTTTTACTTCTTGCTCAAGAGTTAGGCAATCTTGTAGACCGTCCAAGATGCGTCACCGGTCTTACGGAACCGGAAAGCAGCACTGGAAGTGATGGCAACAGCGACAGCAGCATTGCCACCGTCAGTGACGCCAGTGCCCATCGCCAGCGTGACAGCGCCCGAAGACGTGCCAGTATTGACGATGTTCAGATCGAACGTGTTACCAACAGTCGCGTTGGGAACAGCAGCGTCGATCAAAGCAGCAGTCGGCAGTGTGTAAGTTGCAGCCGATGTCGATGGGTTGGCAACCAGCATGCCGCCAGTGATCTGGGCAGCAGTCAGAGTAGCCGTGGAATTAGCGGTTTGAGGAGCGGCAAAAGCGCCCATGAGAGCTTCAGAGCGATTGCCTGCGCCGACTTGATAACCGCCTGCGCCGTTAGGGAGAGCCATGATGATTTCCTTTCAAAAAGATGTTCGGAACACCCCCGGTTTCCCGGGGGTATTTAGGGTTAACCCCAGATGCGGCAACCCATTTGCGGACGAATCGTGTTGTAGCCGTACAGAACGTCAACACGGCAAGGCATGCGGTCGTTGTTGATGTCGTACTGGCGAACCACACGCAGGCTGATACCGTTGTGAACGGCACGAGCAGCCATGTCCACACCTTGAGGCAGGAGCAAGTCAGCAGTGGCGAACGCAATAGCGTCACGGTGGTACACGAGGTTTTGAGCGTAGGTGCCAGAAGCAGCGCCCACGAAAGTCACAGCCTTGCTGTTACCGGGCAGGCTCACGACAGTTGCCAGAGCGTTGCTGCCGGAGTACATCGGAGCCACAGTGATGCTGCCTTCGCCGCTGGAACCCAGAGTCACGTCAGCAAGAGCGACGAACTGGAACAGCGAACCGGTGGATTCGCGGGTCTGGGGGTTGGCAGCAAAGCAATCAGCCACGGTGAACACGTCGCCAGCCTTGATGGTGGCAGCGTTGCCAGCGCCAGTGATAGCGATGGTGGTTGCACCTTCAGCGGTCACAGCAGCGGAGGTGGTGCCGCCAGTAGCGGTACGCGAACCCACGGTGAAGGACTTGATCGACTGGCTCATGTTCACTTCTTCGTAACCAAGCACGTTCTCACCCATCATGCCGTTCTTGAACTGGCGGGAGATTACATCGGTCGGGTTGAAGAAGCCGGACAGACCGTTGACCAGCGCAGCGTTGGCAGCGGGGTTCACGGTAGCGTAGCGCGGCGACATGGTGGCTGCGTTTTCGTTCAGCTTCTGCTGGGCTTGCAGCAGAACCAGAGCGGTGGCGGGAGCCGAGCCGGGAGTGCCGACAGAGTTGCCGATCAGCTTGAATGCGTTGGCAACGTCAGCGTCCACGGTGGAGGCCAACTGGCTGATACGAGGCTTCAGAACACGCTCTGCGAAGTCGTCCAACTGCATGGTCAGTTCGGCAGAGGTGAAGTTGATGCCCACGTGCTTCTGCGATGCCACGGTCAGGGTGGTGTACTGTTCGTTGTCGTCCTGAGCTTGCAGGGCGGCACCGTCAGTCACCAGAGCGCGGTCAGGCAGACGGATACGCAGAGTCGAACCGATCTTTGCACCTTCAACAGCGAAGCTGTCGTCGTACTGGCGGTTCACGTTGCGGGTGATCACGAGGTTGTTCTCCAGAATTTCCAGAGATTTGCGCGTGATCATGTCAATAGTAAGAAGGCTGTTTGCCATGATTCAGAGTCCTATTTAACGGTTGCGGAGTGCCTGTGCTTTAGCAATTTGTCGTTGACGCTCGGCTGCAATCCACTCCGATGCACTCATGGTCTGGGTAGACCGAGGATCGGTGGTGTCAGTGACACCAGGGTTTACGGCACGGGCGCTTACCGGCGAAATCGGTGCTGGCGCAGACGTGGTTTTCTTTTGAGGAGGTTCGGCACCAAGTTTGGCTTCGATCTTCCCAATTTCACGCGCTTGCAAAAGCGGCGACAGACGCGAGATGCGATCAGCTTCTTTCGGATTGCTGCCCAGCCAGTAGGCCAGATCAGGTCCAAGATCGGACGCCTTGATTGTTTCAGCCATCACGTCGGTGACTCGAAGCTGTGGGTTGTAGGCGACTTGCTCGAAGTCGTCATACTTGGCCCGGGCTTCTTCCTCACGCTCTGCGTAGTTGTCCTCAATCTGAGCGCGTTGCTTTTGGAGTTCACGCTGCGCGATCAGTTCTTCGGCCTTCCTCATCGCCAGTGCTTCCGCATAGGCTTCAGGGGACTCAAACTGATCAACGGGCGGTAATTCCGCTGGCACCGATTGCGCGGCTTGCCTTTCGGCCAGCTTTGCTTGCTGCTCACGTTCCCACTTACGTTGCTCTCTTGCGAGGCGTTTGCCGATCATTGCATCGAGTTCGGCCTGAGAGAACTTCTTCTCCTCTGGCTGTTCGTTGCTCTGGTCAGCGGATTCCGGCGCATTTTGTGCCTTATCCGTGGTGGCCGTCACCTCGGGGGCTTGCGCGGAGTCAACTTCCGCTAGGTTTTGGATTTCATCAGGCATAGCATGTTCCAGTGGAACCCCGGTCTACTGGGCCGGTACAGTTGGTATTACACACGAATTGTTATTCGTATGCAATGGTGCAGGATACGGTGCCAGAGATCACAACATACAGACCTTTGTTGGCGTACAGGCCGTCAAAAAAGTTGTAGTTGACACCGGCAGTCGGGGTGAACGTGTCCAGAATCTTCGGGTCAGTGTTGAGCGAAGTCGGGGAATCGTACACCGTGATGGTTGGGGTGCTGGAGGCAGCACTGACAAAAATGCCCTTGAGCTTGCCAGCCATCGGCTTGATTTGCGTGGTGGCGCTGATCTGAGAATACAAAGAGGACATGAGGGTTTCTCCTTATGCGAGGAACTTGAGTTTGTACAGGGTGCTCAGATACAGACCAATGATTTCGTCAATGATGTTCTGAAGTGGGGTGTCGGTCTTTTCGCAGACCTCATAGCGCATCTTCTCGATGTCAGCCAGCGAGTCCTCAAGGAACTCCACAATGTTGGTTGTCTTCTTGGCCGACATGAGGCTGATCGGACCAATCAAACCATGACGACCTTGGTAGGCTTCAGCGAACTTGTCAGCCAACTCCACCACCTCGTCGTAAAACGAGTTAAGGGCCGAGTGTTTGGCAAAGCTGCGGGTGTTCAGATGGACGGAATGCGCAACATCCCGTGCCAAAAACAGTGTGCCCACGAAATCAGCGCATTTCATTCATTTCTCCTTGTTCCGGCTGTTCCATTGCTTGCATCTGCGGAGTTTCACGCATCTCAGGCGCACCGGCAACCAGATCACCAGTGTCCACCGCAGCCGCAATGGTACCCATTACGATGTCTTGAATTTGCTCGGGCGTCATGCTTGCCTGCACGGCGCTGATACGCTGTGTTTCGGCCTGATATGCCTTGATCTCAGCCTCGTACTCTTTGATGTTGAGGTCGCGAGCTTCCATCGACTGTTGGACGTTTTGCAGCATCTCGAACATGTTCTGCATCTCGGCCTGCATGGCTTCCATTTGCTGATTAGCAGCAACCAAAGCCGGATTGTCCTCGTCGGCGAGCACTTTGGGGTCAAGGGTTTTCTGGAACCGTTTGGCGAGGTCTTGAGCACCGGGCCAGTCCATGTTCTTGACGAACAAGTCGCCAGCCACTTGCCACAACTGTGGGTTGCCTTGCAGCAGTTGAGCCATCGACTCCAGAGCTTCTTGACGCTTGGTGGCGTAGCCGGGGCCGGTGATGACGCGCACGTCGTATTTACCGACACCGGGGTTGTAGATTTTGTCGATGACGACGCCTTCTTGGTTCACGATCTTCTTGACCGGTTCCTCTTGCATCGGGTTCATCTTGACGGTCGATGGTTCGCCGTCTTCACCGATGATGCGGGCGATGCGCTCGGTGTCGTAAATCTTGGGGATTAGGTCCACCAGTTGACGACCAACATGGCGAATAGCACGGGCCAGATTATCCACATAGTGATAGGTTCCTACGTCGCCCTCACGCTGACGCGCAAGGATGGCCTTGCCAGAACGCTCGTTGCTGGACATGCCCAGCGATGCGTTGTACTGACCAGTGGCCGATTTGATGTCTTCCGACGCACCCGCTTTGGCTTGCAGCAGACCGCTGGAGGCCATCGGAGGTTGTGCCCGCTGGGGCAAGGGCAGGATGTTGCCTTGACCGTCTGTAACGTCTGGGTTGACCTCCAGATACGGCCAGTTCTGGGTGTTGGCGGTCTTCCACTGCTGCTCGTAGCCTTCAAACTGACCACCGTATCCGATGAACGGGGCTTTGGGAGCCAGCGCCAGCATCTCTGCTTCTTGCGACACCCAGTAGTTGTACATGCGCTGCGCGTCTTTGGCGTTGCGCACCAGACCGCTCACATAAACCCGACCGTCAACTTCAAACTCGTTGCCGACCACGCGCACCACGGGGATGAACGAGCCAGCCCAATCGCGCTCCTCCAAAATCTCGTAGCCGTTGATCTTGCACCATTTGACGCGCTTGCGATCAGACGGACGGGAGCGCAGGGGCTTGCCGAACATCATGCGCAGCGACTTGTCTTCCGGGGTGCCGTCAAAAGCGGTCACGTTGCCGGGGTACAGGTTGAGCGTGGCCTTCTCGTACTCGATGTAGAAATACTCAGCAATACGAACCGTGTTTTCGCTGATCCACTGGCTGATTGACTGATCGCCCACACCCAGTGACATCAGGGTGTTGATCGGCGCAGCGTTGGGATACAGACGCTCGTATTCAGATTTTGTCAGGTCTTCCGTGATGAAGCACCAGCGGGCATCGGCTCCGGTGGGGTCTTGAATCA